ATACAAAAACCGACGGCACTGACGTTAGATTAAATACATATTTTGACGGAGCTCCTGGTACATCAAAATTTGCTGAGGATCGTGGCGCTTCTAATGATGAAGTTCACGTGATTGTTATTGATGAAGATGGAGAGTTTAGCGGAGTTCCTCATAGAGTTCTTGAAACTTTCTCATATTTATCTCTTGCTTCAAACGCAAAGACAACACAAGGCACAGGAAACTATGCGCCTGATGTTATTGCAAGAAGTTCAAATTATATTTGGATAGCAGCAATGCCAGCGGCATTTGGTTCTAATGCAGGTACCGCAACAGCAAACGGTAAAAATTATGCCGGTTCAGGTGAATTAGTACATACTGCAAGTCTTGTAAATGGTTCAAATTCTGGTAGTCTTACATCTTCAGAATATGCAACAGGTTTTGCTACTGTAAATGATCCAAATGGAACTGCAGTGGATTTCTTAATTGCTCCAGGTATGGGATCTGCTAGTGATCAGCAAACTGTAGTTGATAATATGGTAAATATTGCTGAAAACACTAGAAAAGATTGTGTGGTTGTTACCTCACCAAATAGAACAGCAGTAGTCGGAAGTGCTACACCACGGGCATCTATTATTGCAGCTCAAACAAGTAATACATTTACACGTAGTTCATATCTATTTGCAGATGCTAACTATCTTAAAGTGTATGATAAGTTTAATGATAACTATGTGTTTATTCCTGCTGCATCTTCAACAGCTGGTATTATGGCTGCTTCAGATAATGAAACAGCACCGTGGTTTTCTCCTGCAGGTACAAGAAGAGGTTCATACTTTGGTGTTGCATCTCTAGCGTTTAATCCTGATAAGTCGGATAGAGATGAACTATATAAAGCTGGATATAATCCAATTGCTAATCTTCCAGGTCAGGGTGTAACATTATTTGGTGATAAAACTCATCTTTCAAGACCTTCAGCCTTTGATAGAATTAACGTTCGTAGACTGTTCCTTACTCTTGAAAAAGCAATATCTTCAGCTGCTCAGAATATTCTCTTTGAATTCAATGACGAATTTACAAGAGCTGAGTTTGTAAATATTGTAGAACCAGTCCTTAGAAATGTTCAGGGCAGAAGAGGTATTACTGATTTTAAATTAGTATGCGATGAAACTAATAACACCGCAGAAATAATTGATACTAATCAATTTATAGCAAATATCTTCATTAAGCCCGCAAGATCAATCAACTTCATTACTCTTAATTTTGTAGCTGTTCGATCTGGCGTTTCTTTTGAAGAAGTCGTCGGCGCAGTATAATAGGGGTACATAAAAATGGCAATTTTAGGCGTAAATGATTTTAAATCAAAACTTAGAGGTGGTGGGGCACGTCCTAACCTCTTCCAAGTAATATTAAGTTTCCCTGCTTATGTGGCTGGGGATGTTGAACTCGCATCATTCATGATCAAAGCAGCACAAATGCCGGCTTCTGTTATGGGGTTTATTCCTGTAGCATATAGAGGGCGTCAGTTGCAAATGGCTGGGGATAGAACTTTCGAACCTTGGGCAGTTACTGTTATCAATGATACTGATTTTAAAATTAGAAAATCAATGGAACAGTGGATGAATGGTATTAACCAACACCAAGCAAACACTGGTATCACTAATCCAGCTGATTACCAAGTTGATGCAGCTGTTCAGCAGTTAGATAAAGATGGTTCTGTTCTCTATGAATATAAATTTAGAGGTATCTTCCCGACTTCTATTAGTGCAATTGATGTATCATATGAAAATGTGGATACAATTGAAGAGTTCGGTGTAGAATTTCAGATTCAATATTGGGAGTCAATCGCTCCTGATGGATTTGTAACTTCTTAAAAGTTGAATAAATATAATTTGGTTAGGGGAGTTATTCCCCTAACCTTTATATAGTTAAAGGATAGTTATGGCAGATAATTCACTTAAACTCTTTGGATTTGAAATCAAAAGAGCCAATTCATCTGAAAAAGCCCAGCAGAAGATTAAATCAGTTGTACCAAAAGCTGATGACGATGGTGCTGGTTACATTACTGCATCTGGTAGTCACTTTGGTCAATACTTAGATATTGATGGAAGTGCTGCAAAAGATAACTATCAGATGATAAGAAAATATCGTGGTGTATCATTACATCCCGAAGTTGACAATGCTATTGAAGATATTGTTAATGAAGCTATTGTAGGAAGCGATGATACTGATCCTATTAGTTTGACACTTGAGGATGTTGATTTTCCAGAAAATATTAAAAAACAAGTACAAGAAGAATTTACTAATATTTTAGGTATGTTAAACTTTGAAGAAAACGGGCATGATATATTCAGAAGATGGTATGTTGATGGTAGAATATATCATCATCTGGTAGTTGACGAAAAGAATGAAAAAGCTGGTATTCAAGATATTCGTTTTATTGATGCTATGAAGATCCGTAAAATGAAAGAGGTAAAGAAGAAAAAAGATCCTCTTACTAATGCTGACATTATAGATAGTGTAAACGAATACTATGTATACCAAGAAAAACCGGGTCAACAGAAAGATGCAGTTAAGTTTACCCTTGATTCGATTAGTTATGTTACATCCGGTTTACTTGATGAAACTCGAAAAAAAGTAGTATCTCATTTACATAAATCAATTAAACCAATTAACCAATTAAGAATGATGGAAGACTCGCTTGTTATCTATAGACTTGCTAGAGCACCAGAACGTAGAATTTTTTATATTGATGTAGGTAATTTACCAAAAGGTAAAGCCGAAGAATACATGAAAAATATTATGACAAAGTATCGTAATAAATTAGTATATGACGCTCAAAACGGAGAGTTAAGAGATGATCGTAAACATATGTCTATGTTGGAAGATTTTTGGTTACCTCGTAGAGAAGGTGGTAGAGGTACTGAAATCTCTACTCTACCAGGAGGAGAAAATCTTGGACAAATAGATGATATTGTTTATTTCCAAAAACGCGTTTATCGTGCACTAAATGTTCCTATTAGTAGATTAGAACAAGAAGCACAATTTTCTCTTGGTAGATCAAATGAAATTTCCAGAGATGAAGTTAAGTTTCAAAAGTTTATTGATAGACTCCGTAAAAAATTTAGTCATCTATTTTTAAATATTCTAAAGAAACAGCTTATCTTAAAAAAGATTATTACCGATTCAGATTGGGATAATCATAAAATGCATTTTAAGATTGATTATGCTAGGGATAATTATTTTGCTGAATCTAAGGAAAGTGAAATATTAAAAGAGCGTATTCAAACTCTTGATATGATGCAACAGTATGTTGGAGAATATTATACCAAAGATTGGGTTATGAGAAATGTTCTAAAGTTTTCTGAAGAAGATATGAAAAATATGGAACAAGATGTAGATGACGAAAATAAAGAAAAAGCGGATGAGATAGATAATATTGAATCTGATAACAAATAGCTCGAAGTTTAAATAATGTATGATTTAGTTTCCTATATCACGAACAAAGGGCAAAGCGGGACAATAGATCCTTCTAGTTCATCAGGTGTAATTGCTAGAACAATTGACTATGATACTATTTGGATTGAGTTTTCTGTAGATTTAGAAACTCCACCTAATCCAGATTATATTCGTGGTTGGTTCTTCACTGATGAAACCTTACCTGGTTATAGTTTTTTTCCTAATTCATCAGCTATACAAACTGGTATAAATCCGCCAGATAAAAAATTATATACATCTAATGTCCCAGTTAGACTATATCTTGATGAAAATACAATTCTTGATCCTCAAGGGAATAGAGTATTAGATTTTAGATTAAGTACTGCAGTTGCTCAGTCCGAAAGCGCTTTAAAGAATGGCCAATGGGTAGAAAGTACATCAGCTGATATTATATTTACCATATATGCAAATGGAAATCCTGCACAAGTATTTTTAGATGTGTTACCAGTAGACGAATTTGAATCTGATTTTGGTTCACCAACAAGCAGTCTTACTATAGATTCTGCGTATATCAATGGAATGAGAGTTGACTCAGCTCACATTAGACATTTAGCATATGTTAATCTTATAGAAGGTGATTCTGCACAATTCGAACATATTACTACAAATACTTTAGCAGCTAACACACTTATTACTGACTTAGAAATTAATGGACAGAAAATATATGGTGTTGGATCAGCACTTAACGGTAATACATTAGATTTAGACTACGACGAGCCAACTGATAGAAGCAATAGTGTAGCACTTACTTCATTGCAATCTATACATAATTTTTTAGATGTTAATAATAGCGAAACGGGAAATTATTGGGCATTATATAATGATTTAAATGCATATACAGATACTATTAATAAAAATAATGCTATCTTTAGTATTGATGAAACTGGCGCTGTTATAGCAAAATCTCTTGGAGTTAATCAGTATATTTTGGATAGTGGCGGACTAAAATGGTCTAAAGATAGTAATGTAAAAATATACTATGATAGTGATGTTCAAGCTTGGAGAATAGAACCAGATTTATTTGGTTATGCAGACTCAGTAACCCCCGGATCCGATTCAGACTTATCATTATCTTCAGACAATTTGCTTTTAAATCTTTCTGGAAGAGATGGTCAATTTTTATCTTATGGATCGACATCTGAAGCATATTATTTAGATTATGCACTTAAAACTGGTAGATTTATATTTGATGATGATCAGCTAAACGCAGAAAAAGAATTTATTCCTGATACTCAACTTGAGTCTATGGATTCTCAAGGTAAGTACAAATACTATGATCAGTTTAGTAATTTTTCTCACTATAATATAAGAGAATTTGATAGTGATCCTGTTGAAGATTTTACATTTCCTTTTAATGATTCAGATGCTCAAGTATTAAGATACGACGAAACCACTAATAGCATTTATAGTGATTTTGCACCTAGAACATTTGCTGGTTTTATATCACCTAAAAGATATAATTCATATAATGTTAGAGCAACCTTTAGTTCTACCACAGCTACAGATTTTCCAATATTTCTAGTAATAGCACAGTTAACCATAAGAGGTAGAGAATATACTATTAGTGCTTTTAGGAGACCAAAAGGAATTCTTCAAGAACATGGTGATTATTTAGAACTTAACCATATTAATGTAAATCCTCCTTCATGGGGCTTAGTTTATAACTATGGTCAATCAGATGAATATTACTTTGATTTTGATTGGGTAACAAGAGGAATGGCACCAGCGCCAGTTACACCAACATTTGATGGGCAATCTACTAGTGATTGGGTTTCTGCTGGCCAGACAACTGTATGGGGATTTAAAGATAATAATATAATATATGTTGCAACAAATCAATTTGGTTCTACAAATATAGAAAATCCAGAATTAAAAACTGGAATTTTATTAAATATAGAAGAAGAAATAGCAGCGGGCAGTACATTTTTAGAGCCGTTTCTAAATGCAGAAACATCTTATGGATTTGGTACGCAAAAGCAGACTGATGCTATTATAACAAATATTTTATTTACAACTGAAGATAATGATAAGAATATATTTGATTTAAAAAATGATTTAATTTATACCTTTGTTTCGGATAGAGAAAAAGATGAATTTGGCGTTGAAACACCTGGTTATTATGTTTTTGATAGTAATATTGGTGTTGATCAAATAATGAATACCGGTAGACTATTTTATAATGATAGATCAAAAACACTATACTGGAAAGACCCAGATAATTCATATCAGCTTATAAAAGAAATTGATTTAAGTGGTTTACCTCAAAGTTCTGCTTATGTAGAAATGAGAGGAACTGGATTAAATCGTAATTCTCCAGCATATCTTTATATTGATAATGAAACAGAGTACTTTGAGTTTGATGAAAATCCAATTTTATTAAAAGGTTATCATGGGCATGGTAGAGGATTAAATCTTACTACATTTGATACTGTCGGCACAAAACTTTCTTCTACTACATTTGACACACATGGTGATTCAGCCAATTCTACATTATTATCTAATGCTATTAATAGTATGTCTAATGGTCATATTGGTGCAATAACATCATATGATGCTTGGATAGCAAATGTAAATGATACTCTCAGAACTACTGCCTTTGACCAAGGGTTAATGAAACTCTATAATGCTCCAACAAGCCCTATTAGAAACCCGTATGCTGCAGTATTTCAGAAAACTGGTACTAATGGAACTGTAAAAGCACATGAAATAAGTAGTGATGATTCTTCAGCTTCTCCCTATGCAGATT